AATCTAAGCCGGTGCTACGAGGGGCTAGCCATCCTCGGCTTCATACGCCATGGCTCAAGGGAGAAAGCCGCGTCAATGAGATCATCGAACTAGCTGAGAGAATCGGCCAGCCTTTACTCGATTGGCAAAAACTGATCCTGACCGACATGTGCGCCGTAGACGAAAATAATATGTTTATAAAAAAGTCTGCGCTGTTTGTTTGTGCCAGACAGTCCGGTAAATCGCACATGATGCGGATGCGTGTACTAGCTGGGCTCTTTTGCTTTAATGAGCAGAACATCCTCATCATGTCCTCACAGAGACAGATGGCTAGTAAGAGCTTAGAGATCATTGCCGGCATTATCGAACGTAACGATTTCCTCTTAGCTCAAGTCAGAGGTGGCACGATTGAGAAGGCTTACCGGCGTACTAACGGCAACGAGCGCATTATTCTCGAGACGGGTGCTGAGATAAAGGTAGTAGCTGCAACTATCGACTCTAGCCGTGGACTTAGCGCCGATAGCGTTTGGATCGATGAGTTACGTGATGTAGGAGTAGAGGCTCTGGACGCTAGTAAATCGACCACCCTCACGCGTCCTAATAGCCAGCGCTTTTACACTAGTAACGCCGGCCATAAGGACAGCATCGTGCTTAATGAAATGCGCGATAGATCCCTTAGTAAGCCTCCTAAATCTGTCGGTTACTACGAGTACTCTGCGCCCGATAACTGCGACATCTGGGATCGGTCAGCATGGGCAGCTGCAAACCCAAGCCTCGGCACGCTCATTAGTGAAAATGCTATTGAGGAAATTATCGCGACTTCAACTTACGCCGCTGCGATGACGGAGACCTTGTGTAAATGGGTCGGCACGGATTCGAGCCCATGGACACCCGGCAGCTGGGAGGAGTGCGCTGATCCTGAGCTACTTATGAATCCGGGCATGTACTCGATGTTTGCTTTTGATATTGAGCCTCATGCACGACGACATGCAGCTCTTGTAGCTGGTGCAATTTTGCCGGATGGTCGTATCGGTTTAAGCCTTGTAAAAACATGGGAGTCTGATCGAGCAATCGATGAGCTAAAGATCGCGGTAGACATTAAGAATTACTGTATGGAGTGGATGCCTAAGCTAGTGCTTTACGACAAGTACACGGGCCAAGCCGTTGCCGATAGGCTCCATAACTCCGGCGTTATGGTCGGTGACTGTAGCGGCAGCCTGTTCTATACCGCGTGCTCCACGTTTAAGGATGCAATCGATAATCGTAGGGTCGTGCACGGAAACCAAGAATCGCTCAATGAAGCTATGGACAATGTGGCCGCTAAATCCAACGACAGCGCTTGGCGCATCATCCGTAAAAAGTCATCCGGATCTGTAGCTGCACCTATCGGTATGGCGATGCTAACTCTGCACCTTACCAAGCCTGTGAGTGACGCTAAAGTTTACGTCTAGAGACACGCCGAGACTTTTCTGATTTTGTGCTTGACTTTTGGAGATTATCCCTCTCATGGGATTACTACAAACTCTCGGATTCAAGAGCGCTGACAAGCCAGCTATCGAGGCACAGTACGCCCCTGCCGTAATGTCTACACAGTACGGATATGGATCATTTAACACCGGTGTCGGTACTGGATTTAATGCAGGTATTGATCGTAATTTTGCATTACAGGTAGCAAGCGTTGCACGTTGCCGCAATTTAATCGCTGGAGTTATTTCCGGAATTGATTTAGCACTCTACAAAAAATCTACTGGAGAAAAACTAGGCTCCCCTATTTGGTTAGAGCAGCCTGATTATCGTCAGCCTCGCAGCGTTACTATCTCTGCAACTGTTGATAGTTTAATCTTTTACGGCGTTGCATATTGGCGCGTTACATCTTTGTATGCAGATGATGGACGACCATCCGGCTTTGAGTGGATCGCTAACAATCGCGTTACATACACGACAAATAAATTTGGTACAGAGATTAAAGATTATTATGTTGATGGTGAGTTTGTACCTATGGCAGGTATTGGATCACTTGTAACTTTCCAAGGTTTAACACCTGGTGTATTAGATACAGCTGGCACTACTATTAAAGCCGCTTACGATATCCAAAAAGCAAGTGCTGTAAGTGCTGCTACACCAATGGCGACTACAGTATTAAAAAATAACGGCGCTGATTTACCTGAGTCACAAGTACAAGGCCTACTAGCTGCATGGAAATCATCTCGCGCATCGCGTAGTACAGCATATTTAACCTCTACATTATCTGTAGAGAATATTGGTTTTAGTCCTAAAGACATGATGTATAACGAGGCATCTCAGTACTTGGCTACAGAGATTGCTCGAGCTATGAACGTGCCGGCATATTATATTTCCGCGGACATGAACAATTCGCTCACGTACCAAAACATAATCGATGGTCGTAAAGAGTTTATGGCGTATTCATTACAGCCTTACATCTGCGCTATTGAGGATCGTTTATCTATGAACGATATTACTAACTCTGCCAATCAGGTGCGTTTTGCTGTAGATGATTCTTTCTTACGTGCAGATGCTAAAGAGCGTTTAGACATTATCGAAAAAATGCTCACTCTAGATTTAATCGATGTAAACCAAGCTCGACAAATGGAACAACTCACACCGCTAGGAGATGCAAGTGCTACTAACGTTTAATCAAGAAATTCAAGCTGCCGATGCAGGTAGCCGTACTATTTCAGGCCTTGTAGCTCCATACGGAGAGGTTGGATATACATCCGCTGGCCCTGTTGTATTTGAGCGCGGATCTATCGCTATTCCAGATGCAACAAAAATAAAATTACTATCGCAGCATCAAAATGATAAGCCAGTAGGCCGAGCAATTTCATTTACTGAGTCCACATCTCCAGAGGGTATTTACGGATCCTTTCGTTTATCGAGCAGCACTCGAGGACAAGATGCGCTCGTATTAGCTCAGGAAAACCTAGTAAGTGGCTTATCCGTAGGGGTCGATGTAACGGCCTCTAAGCCTATGGGCGATTACCTGTTAGTAACGGCTGCGGTCCTCAAAGAGGTATCGCTTGTCGAAAGCGCTGCCTTTTCTAGCGCATCCGTAACTGATATTGCAGCGGCTCGGGCCGAGCTCATCGCTGCGACTAGCACAAAAGAAAAAGTAACAACGATCAATACGACAATCGTAGAGACCGAAACCGAAACCGAAAGCGAGGAAGCTGTGACTACAGCCCCTGAAAATACACCGGAGGAAACTCCGGTTGAAGCATCTAGCGAGGCTGCACCAGTAGAGGCAGCTCGCAAAATTATCCGTCCATCTGCACTTGATTCTCAGAGAGTGCGTACACCAATTATCTCAATGCCTACATACACAGAACACAAGATTAAAGCTGCTCTTGGTAGCGAGGATTCACGTCTTTATGTAACCGCAGCAGATGACAGTTTTACAACGAATCCGTCATTTTCGCCGCAGCAATATCTAAATGAGTTTGTAACTAATACACGTTTTGGTACACCTGCCATAGATGCGTGTTCTCAAGGTGTTTTGCCATCAAGTGGCATGTCTATCAATGTCCCTGCCTTGGTTACTTCCGATGGCGGCGGTACAGGTGTAGCACCTGTCGTAACTGTCGAAGCTGAAGCGGGCGCTGTTCAAAATACAGGTATGGAAACTGCTTACCTAACTGGAACAGTATCTAAGTACGCAGGTATGAACACCTACAGCGTAGAACTTTTAGAGCGCTCAGATCCTAATTTCTATGCAGAGCTAACTACTCAGCTAGAAAATGCTTACCTAAAGACAATCGACACAGCTGTACTAACAGCATTGATCGCAGCCGGACAGCAAGGCGCAACACAAGCAGCTTCATCAGCTGGAATCATTGGCTACGCATCAGATGCAGCGGCTAAGGTTTATCAGGCTACAGGTTACTTTGCACAGAACTACGTAGCTAACCCTTCACAATGGCAGCTACTAATGGGCGCTACCGACACGACAGGGAGACCAATTTACTCGGCGTCACAACCGATGAACGCGGCCGGACTTACACAGCCTGGCTCAATTCGTGGCAACGTACTAGGACTTGATCTATACGTAGACAAGAACTTCTCAGCTACTACGACTATCGATGACTCAGCTCTAATCCTTGCACCTGAGGCATTTACTGTTTATCGCTCAGCGCAAAATTTCATGAGCGTAAACGTAGTCGGATCTCTACAAGTACAGGTCGCTATCTACGGCTACATGGCAACAATCGCCAAGATGCCTAAGGGAATCGTACGTTTCAACCTAACGTAAGCAAAAACCTAATAGTCGGTGGGGTTCTTAGCCCTTTGAACCCCACCGGCCCTTTTTAAGATGGGAGTAAATAAGTGCCAGCTACATACGTCACCGAGGCCGAGCTTCGTGCGAATTTAGGTATCGAAAACCTTTACTCGTCGGACATCGTTGAGACGTGCTGTCAGGCTGCTCAAGATTTACTCAATCAGTTTTTATGGTTTGACTCTGCTCCAGTAGTGGGAACAGTCCTACAAAATAACATCGCGACAGTAATGATCGCTAACCCTGCAATCTTTGCTACCGGTGACTCTGTAACCTTGAGTGGATGCGGCTCAACCTTTAACGGCACATACACAATTACCGGCACTCTGCCATGGTCTACCGGCACTACTAATAATTTTCCAAACATCGCGTGGAATACTTACGCATGGAATTGGCCTAAGGGCTACAGCTTTATTCAATTTACTAAGACAGCTGCTAACGCTAATTTCACTCGAGTACTCCCCTACGGATCAGCTGTAGGTGCAGATACAAAGACAAACGCTTATGCGACTACGCCGGCCGTACGTGAGGCTGCGATGATTCTCGCGACTGACATTTTTCAAGCTCGTCAGGTATCACAGACCGGCGGTGTATCCATCGATGGTTTTAGCCCTAGCCCTTATCGCATGGGTAACTCGATGATCGGCAAGATCCGAGGCCTTATCGCTGGCTACACAAACCCGAACACCATGGTCGGATAAATGGCAGCCATCACCACACTTAGAGCCGCACTAGCTGCCGCGTTAGATAGTCCTAACGATTGGAATACATACAGCTACCCTCCGGCAACAATCACGGCTAACTCTGTGATCGTTGCACCGGCAGATAATTACATTACGCCAAGTAATAACTCTTATGCGGCTATCTCACCTCTTGCTAATTTTAAGATCATCATGACTGTACCTATGTTTGATAATCAAGGAAACCTACAAGGTATCGAAACTCTGGCCGTAGCTGTCTTTAACAAACTAGCGGCCTCATCTATAAAGCTAAATATTGGCTCAATGAGTGCTCCCTCTGTGCTTGAGGTACAAAGCGGTTCATTACTAACGGCCGATTTTTCCATATCAGTACTAACGAGTTGGAGTTAAACCATGTCTGACCTAACACCCGAGGATTTGGCTTTTCTTAAAAAGATAGGTCAGATCGAAACTAACACACCTAAAACTACTGCCAAGAAAGACGAGGAATAAATCGTGGCGATTTTTCTAAATAATAAAGTCGGCTTTAAGGTCGGCGCTACACCTGTGGATTTTTCAGACCACGTAACTAACTTTACGCTAACACAGCAAGCGGATCAGCTTGAAGTAACAGCGATGGGCGATACAGCTCATAAGTTTGTAACTGGTCTATCAGCTGACACAATTACAGTAACGCTACTTAACGACACAGCTGCGGGCTCAATTTTGCCTACGCTACAAGCTGCATACGGCACGACTGTTGCTTTTAGAGCAATCCAAGACTCAACAGCGGCAGTATCAGCAACTAACGTTTTATATACAGGTACTTTCCTAGTGGACAACCTAACTCCAATTAACGGCGCCGTTGCTGACGAAGCCATGATGGATCTGACTTTTACCTGTAACTCAAAGACTGCAATCGCATCTACCGGTACTTGGTAAATCAAACTAACTAACAAAGGGGCAACCAAATGGCAAAGCTAAAGATCGTACGACAAGATGGCACAGAATTAGAAGGAGAAATTTCTCCGGCTATTGAATATGCCTTCGAGCAGTTTTATAAGACTGGCTTTCATAAAGCCTTTCGTGAATTAGAGCAGCAGTCAATGGTCTATTACTTGGCTTGGGAAATAACAAAGCGTGCGGGACAGGCACCTAAACCTTTTGGTGAGGCTTTTGTGGAAACACTTAAGTCTGTAGAGGTTTTAGATAGCGACCCTTTAGCCTGAAGCGCGACCTCCCTTTTACGTACTTGATCGCGAGGTTAAGTATTCGATTGGGAGTCGCGCCTCAAGCATTACTAGATCTAGATAAGACCATGCTCGATGCATTAGT